TTCTTTTTGGTGCTTGACCAGAAAAACAACTTGTGCTATAATAACAGCATAATTAGCAGTTTGGAGAACCTTATGAATGCAACAGCCACCCGTGTCAAAGCACTAAACCCACGTAGCCCCGACACTAAATTTATGGGTCACGAACCCACATGGACAGTTCAGCCCAGCACAGAAAGTCGAGTTGGGGCAGTGTCGTTGGCGTTTGCCTGGTACAATTACTTTTACAATAAAAAAGATGCTCGCGAGATGGTTGTTGCGTATTTAGAGCACCACGGTCGTAAGGCAGATGTCAAACGTCTTCGTGGTGTAAGCGATGCTACTCTACGGTTGACCACTGCTTGGTTGTGTCGCATGAGCATGGTAGGACTGCAACTCACTGAGCACGAGCAAACACAACTTGACACAATGCTCAACGAAACACTTGGCTCAAAACAACAAGAAGTAGTTGTAGCAGATCCCAATGCGGCCACCATTGTCAAGATCACTATCCAAGATCGATTGCGAGAAAAACTAAGCGAATGTGCCGGCGAACTAGAAGGCATGTTTGACGAGTTTATTGCAGATGGTGCCAAAATGAGTGCAAGTTACAAACCCATTGCTACAATTCGTGGCATGAATGTGGCACCACAGATGGTCAAAGACATTGCCGCTATTTGGCAAGAAAAACTTCCTGAGTTTGAACAAGCAGTAGCTGGCAAGGACAAGGAGCTCAGCGAAGCATACAGTCACCTTACCAAAATTCAATTGCGCAATGTGATTAAATTTTGCGAAGCAGTGATCAATGACTGTGGTGCATATGTTCAAATCAAGAAAGTTGAACGCAAGCCGCGCCAAGCAAAAGTTGTTAGTCCTGAAAAACGTGCGGCCAAATTCAAGTACCAACTAGATTTTGCGGATCTCAAACTTAAAAGTTTGCCTGCTTCTAGTTTGGTGGACAAGAGCGAAGCCTGGTTGTACGACACTAAAAAGCGTAAACTTATTCACGTTGTAGCAGACTCGCATGTGGGGTCTTTTACTGTAAAAAGCAACAGTATTATTGGATTCTCAACAGTGGAAAGCCAGCAACGAACTGTGCGAAAACCTGCTGAAGTCATAAAAGCAATGAGTGCCGCAGGCAAACCGGCTGCCAGAAAGATTTATAAAGACCTAACAACTACAGAAACTGTGTTCAACGGACGTGGCACAGAGAACTTGATCATACTGAAATCTTGGTAAATAAGTAGGAACGGAGTTCCTACATGGCCATTGAAGTTGAAACAAGTCTTAACACATTAAAGCAAGATCTTATTGAATATGTTCGCCTACAGTTGGGTTCGCAGATTATTGATCTTGAACTTGATGCTGAACATTATGAAGCGGCTTATCAACGCACACTAGGTGTTTATCGCCAACGTGCTCAAAATGCGTACGAAGAAAGCTACAGCTATCTAGAGCTTGTGGATGGTGTCGCCATTTATGATTTGCCACAAGAAGTGATTCAAGTCAAGCAGATCTTCCGTAGAACATTTGGCAATTCACAAGGACCGTTTGCATCAAATTTTGATCCATTTGCTCAAGCGCAGATGAGTGTGTACTTGATGAACTTCAACGTATCGGGCGGACTTGCCACATACGATTTCTACAGTCAATATGTTGAATTGGCCGCAAGAATGTTTGGTGGCTACATGAACTTTACATGGAATCCTGTTACCAAAAAACTACAGTTGATTCGTGATCCAAATGGGTCCGGTGAAAATGTACTGTTATGGACATATAACCTAAAGCCTGAATTCAACTTGTTGCGTGATTTCCAAATATCACAATGGGTGCGTGACTATATGGTTGCCAACTGTAAAATGATCATTGGTGAAGCTCGCGAAAAGTTTGCGTCAATTGCTGGCCCCGGCGGCGGCACAAGTCTAAACGGCGCTGCAATGAAATCCGAAGCACAAACACAAATGGATATCTTGGTGCAAGATCTCAAGAACTATGTTGATGGTTCAGAACCGTTGTACTGGGTAATTGGATAATGAGAGCAAGCGAGTTTATAACCGAACACACGCTGGTCTGGGCACGTAAAAAAGGTAGTAGTGCACCTGTTATGAAATGGCGTTGCACCAGCGGCCCACGCAAAGGCCGTGTAGTGCCTACAGCAGCCAAATGTGGCGATGCTCCGGACATAGCCGCAAAAGAACGCATGAAAAAAACACGGGCCAAAACAAAAATCATGCAAGCACGTAGAGCTAAAAAAACAAAAAAAGTCAATCCAACAAGCCGGTTGGTAGGCCGTTTGAATAAAAAACGCTAGACAAACTGTTATAAAGCTGTTATACTATACGTATGGCAGACTTAATGATCGATCTTGAAGGACTTGGCACAGGTCCCGACACCACAATACTAACCATAGCCGCACAGAGTTTTGATCCTCTGGGCAACGGCTACAACGAACGCTTTTATTATGCTCGAATTGATCTTGAAAGTCAAGAAGCTCGTAGCATACAGCAAGACACAATAGACTGGTGGGCAACCCAGCCTGCTGCCGCACGTGACGAAGCATTCAATGAAGCAGATCGTATTCCTCTGGATCAAGCACTGGATGAACTTGGCAAAATAATATGGCAAAGCAAACGTATCTGGGCACAAGGTCCCACATACGATATGAACATACTGGAACACGCATACAAAAGCTATAGCAAGCCGTTGCCGTGGATGTTCTATGTGGTTCGTGACAGTAGAACTGTGTTTGGTTTATGGCCAGAGTTGCCAAAGCCTCCCACAAGTCACCATGCATTAGAAGATTGCCGCAGACAAATTGACATGTTGCAGTTGACATTAAGACATTTAAACGTAAAGGAACTTTCATGATCGTCGGTGTATGCGGTTTTATTGGCAGTGGCAAAGATACTGTTGCTGATTTTTTAACCAACAATTATAATTTTACACATGAATCGTTTGCTGGCAATCTCAAAGATGCAGTAGCACAAGTATTTGGGTGGCCCAGGGATATGCTAGAAGGCCGTACAGCCAAAGCAAGAGAATGGCGCGAACAAGTAGATCCTTGGTGGGCTGAACGTTTAAACATGCCCAATTTAACTCCTAGACTAATGCTACAACTATGGGGCACAGAAGTTTGCCGACGAGGATTCCATGACGATATATGGATTGCATCGTTAGAAAATAAACTACGTAATAGCCAAGATAAAGTTGTTGTCAGTGACTGTCGTTTCCCAAATGAGATTAAAGCAATTAAATCACAAGGCGGAATTGTAGTGCGTGTAGTGCGTGGCCCAGAACCCAGCTGGTTAGAACATGCTAAAAATTACATGGCAGGTAATCGTAATCCAAGATTTGCATTGGGCAAACGGCATTTAGATTTATCCAATATCCATGCCAGTGAATACTCCTGGATAAACACCGAGTTTGATGCAGTGTTGGACAACAATGGCACACTTGATGATTTGTATAACCAAGTCACAAGTCTGGTAACAAGTCCCCAGGCTGCCATGGTAAATCAGACTTTTTGATTTCAACAGTGCAATTTAAACATACAGTGCTTAAATTGTTTATGTTTGAATTGTGTAAGTTGCCGTTTAAATGGTACACCATTAACTGAGCCGCATACTTTGATTTAAAGCCACATCTGTCACATGTGGCTTTTTTCTTATAGCCGGCTGCTTGCCACCGAGCCACTGCTGGCTTTATACGACGTTGTTTCTTGACACACGGATCACATCGTGTTCTGTAGTGTGCTATGTCGTCTCGGTAATAGTTGACAGCACACGGTCTTTGATTACAAGCAGTACAAATTGGTCTTTCCATGGTATATTTAGCATAAAAACCTTTGCCAAAGGGAAGCATAACAATGGTTTTTCTGTTTAGGTGCTAAATATTAGCAACTAGGAAAAGGACCAGACCATGGCATTAACATCACCAGGCGTAGAAGTAACGATTGTCGACGAGAGTCAATACATTCCTGCTGCTACCAATTCAGTACCATATATTTTGTTGTCAACAGCCCAAAACAAAGCCAGTGCAGCAGGCACAGGCGTAGCACCGGGAACATTGGCTGCAAATGCTAACAAAGTATATTTGATTACAAGTCAACGTGACTTAGCTGCCACATACGGTAATCCGTTCTTCTATAAAACAACTGCTGGTACCCCAATCAACGGTTATGAATTAAATGAATACGGTTTACTAGCTGCTTACTCTGCATTGGGTGCAAGTAACCGTGTGTATGTACAGCGTGTCGACATTGACTTAACACAGCTAACAGCTACATTAACTCGTCCAACAGGCTCGCCAAACAACAACACATACTGGTTAGACACCACCAATTCGCAATGGGGTATTTTTGAGTGGAACCAGACTACCAGTGCTTTTACAGTCAAAGCACCTATTGTGATCACAAGCACAACACAATTAGAAGTTGGCACTAGCGTTCCTTTACAAACAGTTGGCAGTATTGGCGACTATGCCATCACAGCAACCAGTACATTTAACCCAGGCTATTACAAGCGTGGCGGACCAACTTCTGCACAAACAAGCGAAACAGCATTGTCAGACCTGTACAATACATGGGTATTGGTTGGTAGTGACGACTGGAAAACTGCGTGGCCCACAGTTGCAGGCACATTGGCTCCGGTATCGTTAACAGCAGGAAATACATTCACTGTAAACGACACAGTAATTACCGTTCCTGTCAGCCCCAACAACACAGTTGACGGCGTTGCTGACGCAATCAAC